ATGTATACTCTAAATAATAATATTTTGAATAATAGCACTATGAATTTTTTCTAGGATGCGTTTTTTTTCAACATTATATGGGCGTATAGATTTCATACAATTATCAATTGTTTTCCATTCCATTTTACTCACTTCAGATTTCTCAAAAACGCACGATTTTAAACTGTTAATGTATTCCATATACATTAAGAAATATTTGTGTTTATACGATTTATAATTAGAACCTGTAAATATTTCTTCGTATGGAATTATATTTTGTATATTTTCTAACAACGATGAATCATATCCTGTCTCTTCATTAAATTCGCGCATAGCACAATCATAATCTGTTTCACGATTATTTCTTCGCCCTTTTGGAAAACCCCACTCACTTTCACTCCAAATATGAAGTTTATTGCTTTCATTAATTAAATCCGACAATGTATACAATGTATCATTAAAATAAGCACCATTTTTTAACGCCAAAAATTTGTCTTTCGAAGTTGTTTCTTCATTTTTATATTGTGTTGAAATATCAGCACCACCCCATATATTATTCCATAATTCAGTAAAAGTTAAGGTATTTATATCATTTTTTTCATTAATGGTCATTTGATTTAGCATATTTAATATATAGTCTTTGTTATGAAGTGAATATTTACCTCTCATAAAATCAATATGACCTAATGTATCCTTCCTTCGAATCATTAAAAATTCCGGACTGTGTTCTTTAATACGATAAACCACAATACCTATACTTGTTATCGGTAATTTACATTGATGGTATAAATGACCATTTTTTCCACAATTATTGCAATAAATATCAGTATGCATAGTACGCTTATTCTATAGTATTATATTCACATTTGTTTATATACTTTATTTTCCAATACTATGGACGATTATTATAATGAATATATAAAAAAAACACATATTCCGTCTGATTTTTCAATATTGGAAGAAGAAAAATTCATACCCGAGATTTGGGGACCTCATTATTGGTTTTTTTTACATACAGTATCGCATACTTATCCGCTACATCCAAATTCAGTAACAAAACGAAAATATTACGATTTAATACAAAATATGGCGTTATTTATTCCAAATGAAAAAATAGGAAATGATTATAATAAATTATTAGATAATTATCCTGTAACACCTTATTTAGCTAATCGCGATTCATTTATTCGTTGGATACATTTCATACACAACAGAATGAATAAAACATTGGATAAAGAGGAAATTACATTATTTGAAGCTTTAGATAGTTATCGATCTTTATATAAATCAAAACAGGTTAAATTATCAGAAAAATTTAATATTCGTAAAGAATATATATTAGGCAGTTTTACAGTAATTTGTATTATTTTTATTATTTATCTGTATAACTATTAATTTTTTTTATCTTAATAATATAACTAATATGCGTTTAGAATTATGGATGTTATTAATTACAGGAGCAATTGTATTTCATATATATACAGACGGTAAATACACAAAAAATTTAATGGTGCATCAAAAATATTTTAAAATGGGTGGTGTAATTATTTCAGGGTTTATTTTATATGTGTTATTAAAAAAAAATCCAGCGAATGCCGAAAATATTATTAGAACATCAAATGATTATTTGAAATATTTACCAATAGATAAAAATACCAGTTCTATGATCTCACCAATATTAGATTTTACATCAAAACATCGATATAATAATGATACATCGTATCCAATTGTTCGAGTTCCAAATGAACATACACGATCAGAGACGGTAATGATGAATTCGGGAAAAAAAGGTACCAAACGCTCGGTAAGTGAGACTAAAAAGAAATTTGTAGCATCTAGGCAAAATTGGAAATGTAATGGATGTAAAGAACAATTAAATGCGTGGTTTGAAATAGATCATGTAGTACGTTTAGAACATGACGGAAGTAATCATGTTGATAATTTAGTAGCATTATGCCGAGAATGTCACGGACAAAAAACAACCATTGAAAATCTTTAATTGTTCAAATTAAAAAATAGAAATATACGTTTATTGTATATACGTATATTTATTACTATAATGGATAAAACAGAAAATATTGTTATAATAAAGCGAAAAAAATGTCCGAATGGAACTAGAAAAAATCGTGTCGGTGATTGTGAACCAATAAATAGAAAAATATTAGCAGAGGAAAAGCAAACCCCATTGGTTATAGAACAAGATGATAAAGAACAAATAGCTTTAAATACGATTATAATAAAGAGAAAAAAATGTCCAAGAGGAACTAGAAAAAATCGTGCCGGTGATTGTGAACCAATAAATAGAGAAATGTTAGCAGAGGAAAAGAATAAACCATTGATTATAGAACAGGACGATAAAGAACAAAAGGATGTGAAAACAATGATTATTCGAGAATCAAAAGATTTACCCTTTGTTAATGATGCATTGGCTAGTATTCCGAAAAATACGAACGAATTTTTGAGAAAAAAGGAACAACTTGAATTTATAGCAGAAAAAAAAAGCGACGGTGATTATCCATATCTTTATCCCACATTAAATGATCCAGATTTTTCAATGAAAATTGCGAAACATCAGGAATTTTTTGATACACAATACGACGGTGAAATTTATGATATTAAAAAACACGCCGATAAAATGTGCGATGAACCATTTGAACTAATGCCTCATCAATTATTTGTTAAAAATTTTATGTCTTTTCAAACCCCATATAATAGTCTTTTGTTATATCACGGTCTTGGAAGTGGAAAAACGTGCAGTGCTATTGGAATTGCCGAAGAAATGAGACATTATATGAAACAAGTTGGTATTAAACAGCGTATTATAATTGTAGCAGCACCGAATGTCCAAGCTAATTTCAAATTGCAATTATTTGATGACCGTAATTTACAGGAAATAGATGGTATTTGGAATATAAAATCTTGTGTAGGAAACGTATTTTTACGTGAAATTAATCCAACCAGTTTGAAAGGTATTTCGCGAGATAGAGTAATAAGTCAAATTAAAGGTATTATTAATTCATCTTATGTGTTTATGGGATATGTCGAACTGGCCAATTATATTCGCAAAAAAACTATGGCGAAAAGTGTAGGGTTTTCGGATGACGAATTAAAAAAAATAGAAATACATAACATGCGTAAATTTTTTAACAATCGTTTGATCATTATTGATGAAATACATAATATACGTTTGTCTGATGATAATAAAGATGATAAAACCGGGAAATTATTAATGAAATTAGCACATAATTGTAATAATATGCGATTACTTTTACTCTCAGCGACTCCTTTATATAATTCCTATACTGAAATAATATGGTTAACCAATTTAATGAATTTAAATGATAAACGTGGTTTAATTACGGTTACCGAAGTATTTGACGCAGAAGGGAATTTTAAAATAGAGAAAAAAGATCAAGACGGTACTGTCTTGGAAGAAGGTGGATATGAACTATTGTCTAGAAAATTAATTGGATATGTTTCTTATATTCGTGGTGAAAATCCTTATATTTTTCCATATCGTATTTATCCTGATACATTTTCTATTAATAAAACATTTGTTACTGAAAAAACCGGTGCGGTTGAAAAAATTGCTACGCTTGGACAAAAATTAATGGGAACGGAAATAAAACAAATAAATTTACCTACAATTCAATTAAACGGGAAAAAAATAGATAAACCAATGTCCTACTTGCCGTTATATGTTAATAAAATTGGTATTTATCAAGAACGTGCGTATGAATTATTAATAAAATATATGAGAGAAGATATTAAAAAGGGTAAAAAAGAATTGGATTTTAATGAATTGGATAAATTTGGATTTCGTCAATTGCAGTCTCCACTTGAAGCATTAAATATTGTTTATCCTAGCATCAAACTAGATCAAGAAATTGAGAAAGGAGAAATAAATGTTGATAAAACGAGTATTGATGAATATGACCCAAGAGCAACAATGGTGGGTAAAAGAGGAATGCGCACTGTCATGAATTATATAGATGAATCTAAAAATAAAAATCCAAGAAAATATAATTTTTCTTACAAACCAGAAATTGAACAAAAATATGGTCGCATTTTTAGTTCCAATATTATTGGTAATTATAGTTCCAAAATTTCCTCTATTATTCAATCCATTAAACAATCAAAAGGGATTATTTTGATTTATTCGCAATATATTGATGGTGGTGTCGTACCAATGGCTCTTGCTCTTGAAGAATTAGGCCTATCGCGTTATGGATATTCCGAAGATACAACCTCTTTGTTTGAAACTCCTCCTATCGAACCAATCGACGCATTAACAATGAAACCTAAAAGTCAAACCGAGGGACAATTTAAACCTGCTCAATATGTTATGATTACAGGCGATAAATCATTTTCTCCTAATAATGCCCAAGATATAAAGACGATAACTAATGAAGATAACAAGAATGGGGAGATTGTTAAGGTTGTTTTAATATCAAAAGCGGGGGCAGAAGGATTAGATTTTAAGTGCATTAGACAAGTCCATGTTTTTGAACCTTGGTATAATTTAAATCGTATAGAACAAATTATTGGACGCGGTGTTCGGCAAAAAAGTCATTGTTTATTGCCGTTTGAAGAAAGAAATGTAGAAATATATATGCATGGTACTGTATTAAATAATAATGCTGATGAAGAAGCAGTAGACGTTTATGTTTATCGATTAGCAAGAAATAAAGCAGAAAAAATTGGAAGAGTAACACGTTTACTTAAGGAAACATCAGTAGATTGCTTATTGAATATAGGACAAAATAATTTTACACGAGAGAAACTAGAAACTGTTTTAAATAATAAAAATATTAAATTAAACCTTTCCACTGATAATAAAACAATTGAATATAAAATTGGCGATAAATCATTTACTGATATTTGCGATTATATGGAAGATTGTTCTTACAAATGTAATAAAAAATACAGTGAGTTAAAAGTTGATAACCCATTACAAGAATTATATTCAACTGATTATGTTCAGTCAAATAATCAACATATTATGAAAAGAATACGGGAATTATATCGTGATAAACATAAAGGTAAACATTTTTATAATTTGACCGAACTTATTGAATCAATCAATATTACAAAA